CTGAAACTGATGAAGTTGTGGCAGAAGAAGATGACGCAATAACAGAGGAAGAAGTAGAGACATATGATATCGATGATGATGTCAATGCTTTACTTGGAGGAGAAGAACTCTCTGAAGAGTTTAAAGCAAAAGCAAAAACAATTTTTGAGACCGCACTCAAGACAAAGGTTGCTGAAGTAAGAAAACTTCTCGAACAACAGTATGAAGAAAAACTTGGAGAGGAGATTATCGAAGCAAAAGAAGCTCTCGCTGAGAGAGTGGACTCATACTTAGAGTACGTTGCCGACGAGTGGTTCACTGAGAACCAACTTGCAGTCGAAAACGGCCTCAAGGAAGAACTCACACAATCATTCCTCGGTGGAATGAAGAGTCTTTTTGAAGAACATTATGTACAAATCCCTGAAGACAAATACGATGTCCTTGAGAGTATGGTAGAAAAACTTGATGACATGGAGAGTAAACTCAATGAGCAAATCGAAAAGAATATTTCACTAAACAAGCGTCTCGCAGAGTCGGTTGCAGATGGTATCCTTGACGAAGTTTCTGAAGGCCTAGCGTCTACACAGAAAGAGAAGCTCGCTTCACTTGCCGAAAGTGTAGAGTTTGAAAGTGAAAACAATTATCGTGAAAAATTGGAGACATTAAAGCAATCATATTTTGCCCAAAAGTCATCTCCAGCAGTTAAAACTGAAACACTGTCAGAAGGATTAGACGCTACTCCTGAATCAACAACTGGTTCAATGGCAGCATATCTGAAGACACTTCAGTCATTTAACAAGTAACTGATTTTATTAAATCAAACAATAAACTTTATAGGTAAATCCCAAAATGTTTCAATCAGAATCATTGCAGGAAAAGTGGAAGCCACTTCTTAACTATGAGGGCCTTGACGAGATCAAAGATCCCCATCGTAAAGCAGTAACCGCCGTCCTGCTCGAAAACCAAGAAAAATTCCTTAGAGAGGAATCATCATTCTCATCCAACGGGATGTTAATGGAGCAACCAACTGTTAATACTAATAGTGGTTCAACCGCTGGTTTTAGTGCCGGTGCATCTACACCAGTTGCTGGTTTCGATCCCGTACTTATCAGTCTTATTCGTCGTTCAATGCCAAACTTGGTCGCATATGACCTAGCTGGTGTACAACCAATGAGCGGCCCAACAGGTCTTATCTTCGCAATGAGATCTCGTTACAGTAGCATGACAGGAACAGAGACATTCTACAACGAAGTAGACTCTGCATTCTCTGGTCGCGATAAAGCATCTAATGCTGAAACTGGTTTCGTCGATGGCGACGCTGGTATGGGTACAACTTCTGTATCTGCTACAAACCCTGCAGTTCTTAACCCAGTATCATCTGCATCCTCACTAGGATACACCGTTGGTATGGGAATGAGAACAGACAACGCTGAAGCACTTGATGGCACAGGTAATGATGCCTTCAACCAAATGGCATTCTCAATCGAGAAAGTTACCGTTACAGCGAAGTCCAGAGCACTAAAGGCAGAGTACAGTTTAGAACTTGCTCAAGACCTTAAGGCAATCCACGGTTTAAACGCTGAAGCAGAACTTGCTAACATCTTATCAACTGAGATACTTGCTGAGATAAACAGAGAAGTTATCAGAACAATCTATAAGACTGCAGAGCAAGGTGCTGTACAAAACGTTGCAACCGCTGGTGTATTTGACCTAGACATCGACTCAAACGGAAGATGGTCTGTTGAGAAATTCAAAGGACTATTGTTCCAGATCGAAAGAGATGCAAACGCAATCGCACAAAGAACTCGTCGCGGAAAGGGTAACATCATCCTATGTTCTGCAGACGTTGCTTCTGCACTAACAATGGCTGGTGTACTTGACTACACACCTGCTCTTAACGCTAACCTTAACGTAGATGACACTGGTAATACATTTGCTGGTACATTACAAGGTAAGTTCAGAGTATACATCGACCCATATGCTGCAAACCTAACTGCTGCTAACGCTGCACCTACAGGTGGTAATCAGTACTATGTCGTTGGTTACAAAGGTACTTCACCATATGATGCTGGACTGTTCTACTGTCCTTACGTTCCACTACAGATGGTTCGTGCTGTGGGAGAAGACACCTTCCAGCCAAAAATTGGATTTAAGACCAGATATGGTATGGTTGCAAACCCATTTGCTGAAGGCCCTGCAACAAGTCAAGGTCTTGGTAGACTTAAGACTAACTCTAACCGTTACTATCAGAGAGTTACAGTTCAAA